ATGAATGCAGTTGCGCAGGAAAATGAATACGAAGACGAAATTGAATTGGTTCTCGCCTATCACAAGGGCGATGTGCGGGCTGCGATAGAATCACTGCTTAAGGATCGGGATTTTCTCGTCAAAGAGATCGAATATGCCAGTTTGGCTATGTCGATGGGCTTTGCACGTGGCTGGAAGCCGACGGTGTTCGTGAAATGAGCGGGAGATCGCGTGGTGAGCCGCCAAAGACGCTCATTAATATGGAATACCCGTTTCAGGTCGTGCTTTTCTTGACTGATGAGCTGCGCATAAGGCTTTTGGAAGTAATTGCGGACGAACATCGGCTCGGCGCCTATCCCCTGCATGGCTATCAATATCATGAGTGTCATCACTTCTCGATTGTGAAATTCCCGACGGAAGAAGGCCAGCAAGAGTTCATCCAGCTATATGGCGGCGTACCCTACGACCCGACGGACAAGAAATCCAAGCCATGGGAGACGTACTTTGACCGATGAAACCGCGACCGCCATACCTTACCGAAATGCCGGTTTCGACCCGGATCATGGACCTGTACAAATGGTACGAGCTATACGGGTTCTGTTGCCAATGCGGGCACATCGGATCGATTGATAGAGAGATGCTTCTGCGCAAATACGGAACGCATACCTGGTTTGTCGACCTGCACAGGCGCATGCGCTGCAAAGTCTGCAAAACAAAGGGCTATGCGCAATTTGGAATTACGAAAATGCCGAGGTGATTAATGGCCGGGTACAAGAACGATAATGCACACGTGGCGAAGGCTGGAAAGCTGTTTGAGCACTGGTGTGATGCCAAAGGCTGTAAGGAGTGGGGAACCTTTGGCTATAAATTGTCGAATGGCCAGCTTTGGCTTTGCCGCGCTCACAAGCAGGAAGGTGAGGACGCGCTCACTGGACGGCGCAAATAACCGCGCTATTCTCCCCACAATGAGGAGGAGCGCATGTGCAACCTGTATAATATCACGACGACACATGAGGCCATGCGCCGCCTGTTCAAGAAATTCTCGGACCTGACGAACCGCGTCGATCCACAGATGGATATCTTCCCCGACTATCCAGCTCCGGTTTTGAGAAACATCAAAGGTGATGAGCCAGAGTTGGCGATGCTCCGCTGGGGCATGCCTACACCTCCGATGTATGTAAAAGGCGAAGCGGAAAGCGGAGTAACGAATATCCGCAACTTAACCTCGCCTCACTGGCGGCGTTGGCAGGGCGTAGAAAGCCGTTGCGTTGTGCCGGCCACTTCGTTCTCCGAATACGGGCAGGAACCGGACCCGAAGACCAAGCGCAAGCCGTTGCACTGGTTCGCTCTCAATGAGGGAAAGCCACTGTTTGCCTTCGCTGGCATCTGGACAAGCTGGAAAGGCACGCGGAAGAAAAAGGAAGGTCCGGTCGAGGTCGATATCTTCGGGTTTCTGACAACAGAGCCGAATGCCGTCGTGAAGCCAATTCATCCGAAGGCAATGCCTGTGATCCTCCGCACCACGGAGGAAATCGACACGTGGTTGCGTGCTCCATGGGATGAAGCCAAGGAAATGCAAAAGCCCTTGCCCGATGCTGATCTGATCGACCTCACGCCAAGCAACGACAATAAGGAAGAGCAAGCCAGCCTGTTTTGAGGAGAATGGCAATGAAGGGGCCGAAGCACGAGCGGGATTACGAAGATCGCGGCATAGATTGCCAGTTTGATCTTGAGCCGGATTTCGTCGCCTTGGTCGATACAGCCATGGCGGCAGGATGGTCACACGTCGAAGCTCTGAATGGATTGTTCGAGCTAGCGCGCAATCACCTTATCATGTGCCAGGTTTTGGACGAGGAGCAACGAAACATCCTTGAAAAGATGAAGCAGCTTGAGAGCAAGGGCGTGGGACGCAAGGTTCATCATTGATCGCTTCAAACCAGCTTCAACCCACCGCTGCTAATGAACACGACGACGGCGCTTAATATCCCGCCGACAACGATCCACATAATCCGCGATAGCGTAGCCTGAATGCCTTTGACAGAACTCTCCAGCCCATTGAACCGGGTATCGATACGGGCTTCCATGGCTACCCACTTTTCATCGTGGCGAGCGCTGTCGATATCTCTCTGGCGCTGCCACCCTTCTAGAATGGTCAATCGTTGATTATTCGACTGTGTAGCATGTTCTAGCCCGACTACACGGGACCGGAGATCGCTTTCTTCAGGCATGTTCGTTGCTTCCATCCGCCCGGTTGCCCCTATTACTTCTTGTCGTGAATAGCGCACTCATCTTTCGACCAGACGCCGCCCGCACAACCGCGCACTATGGTGCGGTCGATCTTTCGTTGATCTGCTTCGGTCGCCCCGCGAGCGCCTAGCAGATCAGTTCCAAGGACATTACGGACGCCGGTCACATTTGCCGGTCCTGAATGTCCACACCCCGCCAGCGTCAATGCACTCATCATAAGAGCGAGCAGCGTCCAGAGCTTTGCCTGTGGCTTCATTGTTCTGTCTTTCGATTTTGGTTTCTATGCTAGCTGTACCGGAGAGCTTTCCGGCGAGATATCCAGCCGCCAGAAGCAGAAACGCCGCCACAAGGGCAGCGAGCGAGTATTTCAGCCAGTTGGGAATGAGCGCCCAGATCATGACGTTTCCAGTTCAGACTTGATGTCCTTGATTGCCTTCACGATCCAGCCACGAAGCGCCAGACCACCGAGCAAAACGACTATCGCAAGGCCGCCCATAACGAGCAGCTCACGCCAGCCGAAGCCAGAGAGGCCGAGCGCACCGATACCGCCGCCAGAGAGGATCGAACCAATCCATCCAGCGAGGCTGAACTTCTTCTTCACTTCCTTTTCGACGGTCGGCGGGACAACTGGCTTGTCCACTTCCACAGCAACAATCTCTTTCGGCTGGGCCTGATCGTGGCGTTTGCGGACTTCTGCCAGAACCTCGCGGACACGTGCCGACTTAACCGCCGCCCGCTGGCCACCGTAGTAGCCAACGTCTTTTGTTGTCGGCAGGCTTGCCCATTCCTGAGCCAGATTGTTGATGAGCGTGTCTTCCTTCAGGCGGCCAGACAGATACTTGTCGATCCCGCGAACGCCGAGAAGGTAACAGGCGCAACGGTCCTGCAATGCCTCATTGAACAGAAGATTGTTCGACAGTTGCAGGGTGCGCTTGATTGTCCGAAGCGTGGTCCGAACGATCTGATAGCGACCGAGAGCAGAACTATTCAGCTTGTTCTTCGGGTGCGCCAGCATCTTGCCTTGCAGATCATCAATCTCTTTCAGGCTCATTTTCACCAGAATGACATCGCCGCCGGTATATGCGCCGTAGCCCAAGGTCTCATTATACCCGTCGCCCTTGTCCGTTCCTTCGGTGAACCCGATCAGATCGAGCAGCGGGCGATAGACGTAATACAGGTCTGGCGTTGAGACATGCGGCATCGCTTTGGCAAAGGTTCCCTTGGCCATGATAACTCCTTTCGGCAGATGGACTCTTCGCGCATTGGAAGAGCCTTGGTCTGGTGTTGATTTTTTCTGGAATTTCGATTGTGAGGTTCTTGAAACCGCCTTTGCGGTCACTAAATCGATGCCGTCATTCCAACTTATCGTTCGATCAAATGGAGGTTTCGATGAGCGACCGTTTGTTTGACAGTCCTGTTTTCGTTAGGGACGGCGGATATTTAATCCAAGAGATTGCAAGCATCGAAGATGCCATTGATTTTCTTTATGAATTGCCTGACGTACAGCGCGACGTCATATATGAGGTTACCTGGAAAACCTGCTGTGACGCACAGAATGGGCTTAAGCCCGTTCGTGTAGCGCGTGACGCATTCGAAGGCTTTGCGAGAAAGCGCAATCTGCTTGAACAGCCGGAAGCGGCGATCCCATGGATGACGAGCAAAGCCTCGAGCGGCGGTAGAATTCCGATGTGAGGCGTGCCATGCACTGGTATTTTCTAATTGAGGGCACAATCCTCGTTGCGCTGCTCTGGGTCATATCAATGCTTTTCTGGGATACCAGACGAAAACAATGAACATAGACCCCGGCTCATTCCGGGGTTTTCTTAATCGTCGGCATCTTTATACTGGCATTGCGCAACGATCTTACTAGCCATGTGCGAAGTTGCGTAACCCCGGTGGTCGCGACACGGCGCCGGGGTTTTCTTTCGGCAAAGAAAAAGCCGCCTCAGTGGGCGGCATGATCGGTAATCTGATGTGCGGACTGGCTATCCTGCCAGCAACTCCGCTGCCCTTTCCTCTCCAAATAGATCAGTAGCCATCTGCACAAGCAGCGGCCAAAGCTCATGATCGGAGCGGAAGGTGTTTGCCGTCAGAAAGATTTGCCGGGTTCGGAAGGGCTGGGTTGCCATGGCAGCGTTGACCTGTTCAGCTTCGGCCTCAGTGAGGCGCTCCCAAAGCGTGACGGCTGGAAGAATTGTGACTGGTTCTGGCTGGACGCTCGCATTAGGTGGCGGTGGCGTCGTCAGTTCTCCATCTGGCGATTGCCACAGTTTCATAACCGAAGCATCCGACCATTGCTGATCTGTTACGGCGATTGCTTCAGATGGGATATTAGGGTTCAATTGTCCGTTGTCCGTGGGTGGATATGTGACCTCGTCATAATAGAACAGCGGATAGCCTTCAGGACCGAATTTAATGAATTTGTACTTCATTGTTTTATCCAATCAGAACACCAGTTGCGTAAGAACGATTTGCGAGCATTTCCACGCTGCCGGACAATCCAGTGAGACTTAGTTTAAATCTCACGATGTCTCCGACATTGAGGCGCGCAACTGTCGAGGCGTAAACGGGATCAAACCAGTTATCTTTTGATTTTGCTGAACTTCCGACTGTGTCGTTGTTGACATCAACAGACGCCACCATAGTGCCTGTGTTCGCCGCCCCCCCGGAAGTTACGAAATTGCAATCAAAGCGGTAGACCCCCGCCTCATTACAAACCATTTGCGATCCGTTCCAGATATTACCAACGTTCAGGCTGGTAGAGGGAATTGTCAGATAAAACTCGCCGTTGGCCAAACCAACGTTGCCGGGATAGAACGCACGGAACGCCGGTCTGGCGGCACCTATGGTCGACCGAGCCGATAAAGCATTCCCTGCCGCCAACAGTGACCGACCAACCGAGCCCAAATCGCTCTGCTGAGCGTTGCCGCTGGCATCCGTTGTGATGGCCTTATTCGCCTCCAGCGTTAGCGCTGACAGCTTGCCAAGGCTGCCGTTAGGGTCTTGGATGCCGAAGGTAGCAGGATCGGCTAGATCGAGCGTACCCGGTCCGGTAAAGATCGGCACCATGTCAGCCGCACCGACAAGGGCTGCAAACGCTTCAAGATTGCCACTGGACAGTAGATCGATCAGATTGCGCACGGCACCTTGATACCGGCTTCCGTCTGGCTGGAAGCGGATACGCAGAGCAAGCCCCGTACCGGCAGCTGCTGGTGGGCACGGCAGAAACAGAGTGCCGCTGTTCTGGCCGGTGATGGACGCTATAATCAGCACATGGCCGGAAGGCGCGATAATAGCGTCTCCTGCCTGCACGGCTGCCGTCTGGAGCGATGAGCCTGACGTGGTGAAGTTTGCGCTACTGGCGACAAGTGTCACAGTTCCGATATCGTAGTCGGGTCTGATAGCCATTAGTCTTCACCCTCTTCCGTATTATCCTCAGCGGGAAGCAACGTCCTGAGACGGTCGTTCTCTTCTGACAGATCGAAAACCTTCTGATTGGCAGCAGACAGATCGGCAAAAATCACTTCACGCTCGGCGCGCAGGCCATCGAGTTCACGTATTGTCATCTCGTTGGCGTTTTCGGCCTCAACCGTCGCGGCGTTGGCCGCTTCCAGTTGGGAACGCAGTGCGGCGACTTCATTCGCGAGCAGAAGTGTTCTCTGGCGATAGAATTCATTGAGAGCCATCGCCTCGCCAGCCGCTGCCATCGGATCGATTTGCACGTGCGTAGGCTTCGCCGGTTCATTCACCGTCGTGTCGGTCATGTCGGGTTTTCCTTGAATGTCAGATAAACCAGTTGTCGATCAAAACACTGTATGTGATGGATCGCGTTGGAGCGCCGCCAGGCTGCACATCATTTCGAATGTCTACGAAATTGTATGGCGCTCGTGTCTCAGCGCAATACGTCTCGCGATCTGCGATGGTGCCGTCCGAACAGCCCAAAGTGACGTACGGTATCCGCTGTTGTGGGTTACTGAAGCTAATCGTCGTTCGTGATCCGCCACCTACTGTGACCGTTCCACTAGCGACTTGTGTCATGGATGACATACCAGGAAAAAGGGAAAGATTATCGACAGACGCGACCTTTGCATCAAATCCGGGTTTGGAGACACGGATGCCATCCGTGGTGATGTAAATTCTATCAGTCATGGTGGCGTGAACCCTATGAAACTATCAGCCCGATTTTTGAAGACGATAATTCGAACGAAGTATGTTCCGAGATACCCTGGGGAGTTAGGTGGATTATCTCGCCACACGAAGACCTTGCCATCTTGAAGCATCCAGCCCCAGAAGTTGGAAAACTCAGTGGTCGCGGGATAACGGTCATTAGGGTAGAAGATACGATTTGTGCTTCTATGCGAAATGCTTATGAAGCCAAACGGAATGTAGCCCAGCGCCGGGAACGTCCATCCCTGTGCATAGTTCTGTTGATTGCCACCATGGAAAGCTACGTCACTGTCGATGACGTGATGCACCTTCAGATAATCGCCATCGGATGAAAACGTGCAACGCGATGCCAAATTAAAGGCGTCAACACCCGGTGGAGTAATCCTGAGAAGTTGCCTTCCCTGAACCTGTCCTAAAACCATCCGATTTGTCATGATTGGAAAACCAATGCCGTGCAAGTTCCAATAGCGTTCGTGAATACCAGTCTATCGGTGTAAGCCTTAACCTGTGATGCGCTGTAACCGTTTGTCATATCGGAACTGAAGAATAGCCCAGGGTTTGGCTGCAAATTCCAGTTCAAATGAGAAGGAAAGTAACTGCTTGCATCGACAAATGAATACCCACCTTGGACCAAATGTATTTTCGGTATGTGATCTAACGAATAAGGGTACATGACAGTCTTCACTTTGCCCTGCTGATCAATGCCGCCAAGAATAATTCTGAACATCCAGCGAATACCTGCTCCGTCGAACCAATTACTGTCGAATGTTTTATAAATATCGGCCAACGACAGATTGTTTGCATTGTACCCCGGCTTGGTCGTTATTAACCGGGGCGGGTTTCCTGACATGAAGAAACGTACCGCCATGACACCTCACGTGTTATCGCTGAAGATGAGTGTTTTCGCATTCAGATTGAACACGACCTGGTTGTCAGGTGAGCGAAGAATGCCCGCCGTCACATCACCGATATTGGCAACCTGAAGTGCCAAGCCGCCGGATATGAAAGTGAGCGGTGCCTGACTGTTTGTCCCGTTCGTTACAATGAACTGATCCGCATTGATGACGACACGGCTTTGACCGCCTGTCATAGCATCAAGGAAGATGGCCGCCTGAGAGGTCGAACCACCGCCTGAAGCTGAAACACTCAGACCAATACGGGCCAGCGCGCCAGACGGCGTTGCTTCAACCGTCGTTCTGAATAGACCAGATGCCGAGAAGTTACCCACCGTTGCCGTTAGTCCGGTCACAGCGTTAGCCGTCGCGGTCAGAACGCCGTCCATAGTAGAAACTTTCACCTGCAACAGATCGACAGCGCCAGCAGTCGCTTCCAACCCCGTTACCGGGTCATTGACGACAGCCTCCAGACTTTCAATCCGGGTGACGATTGCCGAACCGGGGCCGATAGCGACTTCGATTGCTCGTGTATATGATGCAGTCAGTCCTTCGGCGGTAACCGACGCCTCCTCGCGAAGCGTCTTTATCGCTATAAGGTTTGCACCGTCCTGCTCGCTCGCCTGTGCACCGATACGGTCAAGCTCTTCCTGAACATATCGAAAGCTGTCGCCCATCCATTGCCAGTTGCGTTGAACGTCTTCGTTCAACTGGTCGATATCGATTGGATAGATGTCGAGCGGGCCGAGGCGGATGTCGTACATCGTGACCGGAATCCAATCCGACCATTCGAACGGACGGTTTCCAGCATATGTGGCGTAACGTGCCCTCACCTCATAAGACTGAGCCGGAAGCAGAGTACCCGGCGCAATCTGTATCTGACCCTCTGATACTCGTTCAGTCCGGCCGACGTAGATCAGGCCAAGGTCCCACGCTGCCCTGACCTCATACATGACAAGATCGACGGCCGGCTGATCTGGGTCCCATCCAAGCAAGATGGCGCAGCGCCGGTTATTGCCATTGGCATCCTGCGCAATGTCACGATCAGCGTAGAAGTCGATAATCGGCTGCGGCAATGGCCGGATTGGCCCGAGATAACCCACGGAAGTAGGCAACTCATCGGTAGCTGGCGTCCAGTTGTAATCAGCTGGGTCGACTTCGCGGATTGCAACCGACTGGTTGACGTTCTCCAGATCGTCCATGCTCTCCAGGTCGAAGAGCTTGTTCTCGTATCCGTTACGGGCACTCGACCACGAAACAACGTCTAGAGGTTCCAATTCGACCGCTTCAGGCGGTAAAGTGAACTTGTGCGACCGGAAACGCCGGTTTGTCTCAACAAGAGCTTTGCCGAGTCTCTGGTTCTGGTACCGGAACGGCGAATATTCGAACTGAACATCAGCCATCAAGCGGCGATTGTCGTCTTCGGCCTCATATTCCGGGAAATACCGAGGCGGTGCTTCCTTGTTCTCCCACGCTGCATCAGGATCAGGATAAGTGACGTTCACGCCGTTGTAGATCGTCTCCAGCCCCGGAAACGGCTCGTAGCTTTGGCCCGACGTGATGGCGATGCTTTCGTCCGTGAAAGCATAAACCGGCAGACCGGGCGCGCCGACACGAATCTTATAGACGCCGCCGATCTCGGCCATCTTGCCGTTGCAGACCTTCAGAAGACGCTCGATAACGTCCAACGGCTCTTCGTTCAGTCTGATTTCAGCGCCACAGCGGAACTGCTTCTCGGTTGGAACTTCTGCACCGACGACAAGTCGGTCGCATTCGTTCATCGCCGCAAACCAGTTGGAGAGTGGCAGGCGAGTGAGCGGAACCTGACCGCCCCAGATCCACTGGCCGTCGTAGTAGATGCCACGGAGGATGTTGTAGATCACCACAGCCGGGTTATCCGAGAATTCCCACGTTGACGGATCAGACCAACGATGTGAACCGGAACCGCCTACGGTGCTGTCCTTACGCGGATCATAAAGGCGAATGCCCTGTACTTCGAATTTGCACTGAGGTGGGCCAGTGAACAGCTCTTCCTCGACCTGAGCCGTGATGACGACATAAGCGATTCCGCGGCCGATCATGTCGGCTGTCCATGGACGCTGGCTATCGCTGCCGAACTCACGAACAAGCAGGCTGTCGGCTACGGTCTCATTGCCGAGATGAGCCTTCCACCAATAATGGTTGTTGTCGCCATCCTTACGATAGGCGTAGATCGGGAAACCCCAATCGCCGTATGACGTATCGCTGAGCTCCGCGACTGTCTTCTCGCCATTCGTCCAGAACGCATTGCTGACCGACGTAACTGGAATATCGGACAGGCTGATAACCTGTGTCAGATAGGCATTTGGCGTTTTACCGGCCTTGCCCCAGGTATTGACGTATTCGAGGCTGCCAGCGGTCGCGTATGTTCCGACGATGAAGGACAGCGGATTATCGCCGCCAACCTGTATCTGACCCTGTACGCCTCGCGGTTCCTGGCTCTTCTGGCGAGCCCGTTCCAGCAGCGACAGCCCGACCTTGAGAGCAATGCCGAGTACGAACTGTCCAAGCGCACCCATGGCGCCGATAGACGATGCAATCGCGCCAACAGCAGCCGCCACCGGTCCAGCATGGGCGAGCGACATCGCCGCCAGCATGAACCATACGGCGTAGAACAGAACCCGAAGTGATTTCATTGCTAAATCCGGAATGCCCTTTCGGCAGTCAGAAGATCGACCGTTCCGAGCCCGGAGGCATCAGGACGAAGCACAAAGATGCGCGGTCCATTCACCACGCCGAGCGCCCACAAGGCACTGTCATCGATATGGACAGCAGCGATGTCGCCCACGGCCGCAAGTGATGGATGGATTTCCTCGAATTGTGATGCTGCAAGTTCGGCATGGTTCTCGAAGCCGTCTTTTCGAAGCAGCCTCAAACCGCCAATAAGCGTCTTGTAGCGGCCTCGGTACTTTTCGGCGGGATCGTATCCAGTCATCGCCAGAACAGCGCCAGCGGCCCATAACGCGCAATCGTGTTGCCCCCAGAGGAAAGGCTTCGACATCACCGAATGAACGTAATCATTCAGAGCTGATCGCCAGACCGTAGAACGTTCGATCATGGTTCACCTATTTCGCAAAGAACTTGGCGGTCGTGGATGAATTTCCCTCGACCTTGCCCTTCTTCTGGCCCCAGAAGAATTCCCACTGTCCGGCGACATCTGAATAACGACGGTACCGGTCGCCGCTGCGAAGTCGCTGCGAGCCGTCACCGCGTTTGCCTGGATTAGTCTTGGTCAGTGACCTGCTGTGAGAGACACAGTTGATCTTGAGACTGCCCTCGCCGCCTTTGGCCGCTGTTTCAATCGGAGCACCGTTTACGAACCCGAGAAACCGGGATCGAGGCGGAGCAATCAACAAGCGTGTCTCGGGATCGAAGTAACCGCGATGGATCTCGATTGGCTGAAACCGTGGATCATATCCGCGAACCGCCAACTGAACAGTTGGATCGAGATGGCTCATAGTCAGCGTGACTGTTCGAACCGTTAGATCGGACACGAGTGGGATAGCCGGAATGTTCACCAGCTTGCCCCAGCCGTAATATGTTCGTGTCTCTGGCAAGCCGGTATCACCGCTCACAACGCTCAGGGTGACGGTATCCTCGCCGTTCCAGAACCCGAGCGCTTCGACAACTCCAGTTGTCCGGTTCTTCGCCTTCATCCAGACGAAAGAGCGTGGAACGACAGGCGCACGGCTCCTTACCTGAGCCGCAACGGCGGGATCGGTATCTCTCATCTGAATGATCCTTATGGAATCTGGTAGACGCTGAAGGCCATGCCATCGGTGAAGAGGTCTTTGGCCGCCCCTTCATCGAATGAACCGGGCAAGATTTTCACCTTGATCGCAGGCTTGATGAAAGTGAGCGACAAACCCACTGCCACACCCGGACGGAATGGCGGCGCCACTTCAACAACGGATGTCGTTCCGCCGCCGGTGGCAGTCACGCCCTCGACCAAGCGATGCATGTTGCGCCGAACAGGGTTTTCACCGTAGTCAAATGCAAACAAATCACCCACCGAAAGCTGGTATCCGGCGGGCAAGCCACTGACTGACAGTGACTTGTTATTAGCCCCCACCGATGCAATCGCAGGCGTGGACCCGCCCATGATTGATCCGGTCGGGTCTTTAACAGGGAAGGCCTTTTGCGGCGCATAGAGATAGAAGGAACTTAGCGCCCCTCCTAAACTCTCGATCAAAGCCTGAATTGATGCGGCTTGTTCATGTCGCATCTTTCCAAGCGTTACATCGCCTTCCCATCGTGGCGGCGCAAGATCGGCGGTGATGACTTCGCCGGAACCGAGACCAGTAGTTTCCTGCTGAAAGGCAAGACGCCATTTGACAGTCTCGATTGGCAACTTGTCGGCGAAGGCCGCTAGCGAAAGAGGAAACGTGAGAGCCATGATTTTCCCTTTGAACCAGTCTCTCCCGCTTTCTCGGCGCGTACGGGGTATGCCCTTGGCTTGAAAACGATCTGTAGAAAGCCATCATTTTCACTTTGGCTCTCGATTTCATCCAGCCGAATAAGAGCGTAATCAGGGTGAGCTAAATCGCCCTTTACAAAGCCCATTTTGAAGTAAATACTGCCCGGAACCGGTGGGATTTCTCGCTGATTACTCATGCCTTACGCTCCCACCGCTCTCGGGTCCTGACTGATTTGGTTCACTCGACTGGGCAACATTTGGCTGTCGTACTGGCTGATGCCTTCATTGATCATCGGCGCAGCTGTTTTCTGCGCCACATCCTCAACAAACGGCTTCAGATTGCCGTCTGCGGTACGAGACCACCCGACAGTGACGTGAACGCCCTGCGCGCTACCTGACGCCTGGTTGCTGTTTGCTTCGCCATAGATGCGAACCGGGATCGAACGACCGTCGGGCAACGGTACTGCTGCCTCTGGTCCACTTTCACCGAAGATCGCCGGCTTATTGGAAATGCCGCCCTTGGCAAACAGTCCGATGCCACCCATGGATGGAGCCGCCGGGAAAAAGCTGGTTCCTCCGCCGCCAAACAGACCGCTGAGAATACCTCCGCCCCCGCCGCCAAATGCCTGTGCAAACAGGTCATCCATCGCCATCTGGATCAGTTTATCAGCGATTTTGTTCAATCCGTTCAGCAAGGCGTCCAACGCGCTCGTTCCGTTGAGAATGTCAGAAACAAAGCCCTGAGCAAAATCCTGGCTCAGTTCTTTCGATATCTTCAACTGCTCGTTCGTGCGGATAAGACCCGCTTCGTAGGAGTTGAAATCAACCTCAAGCCCTGCCCCCCGCAACGTGCTGGCAATGGTCTGTTCCAATGCTGTCCGCCCGAGCTGAGCGCGTTCAAACAGCAAATCTTGCTGCAGCGTAGCTTTGGCCGCCGCTGTCGCGTACTTCTCGAAAGCATCAACCTGATCGAGAAGGGCCTGCTTCATTTTCGGCGAAAGGTTCAGCCGCTTCTCTTCTGCCTTCTGCAGAAGATCGAGTTTGAACCGCAAGGTTTCCTGTGCGATCCCCGTCAGACCTGCTGTTTCAGCTTCAAGTTTCTGCTGGGCAACCGTCTGTTTGGCAGAGAGCAAAAGATCGTCATATGCTTTCTTGGCTTTTTGGGCGGCTTTGCTCGTTTCTTCCAACTTTCGCGCTACGCCGCCATCGTTGGAAAGGTTTGGCCCCTCCCCGCCACCGCTCATCAGAACCTTTTGCAGCTCTGCAATACTCGTTAGCGGCTTGAGCGATTCCTGAGACGCCTTTCGAGATGCTTCCGAAAGCTCATTGGCCCGATCTGTCGCTTGACGCATGGCATCGCTCATCGCGTAGACGTCAGAGCCTGCCATAATGGCGCTGTCTTTAATCCCCAGCCCAATATCTTCCATGCCAGGTATTTTTAACGCAGCGCTGCCCAGATTATGGAGGAAATCCGCCCATTTCTCCTGCATGACCGCAAGTGCGCCGAGAAAGCTTGCTTTCATCTGCTCCCATACAGCGGCCATACCCGTGCCGAGAGCCACGCCACCCAACTTAATGCGTTCCCAAACTTCGACGGCTACAGCACCGAGAAGGCGAAATGCATTCCCTAGCCCACCAGACTTGGAGACAAGCTCAGTAAACCAATACGCGGCCTCACCAAGCAGAACCACAACGGCGCCAAACCCAAGCGCCATTAACGCTCCACGAAGAATGACCATGGAGCGCGCAAGCAACGTAGTGGCTTCCATCGCCTTAATCATTCCGGCCACATAGGTAACGCCCCAAACCGTCGCTGCTGTAAGCCCATACGTGATGACACGGCCCATATTGTCCGCGAGCCCGACAAGCGTGTTGGCGAACGTTTCGGAAATCTTATTCGACTGATCAAACGCGCCGACAGATCTCAGAATAGCGTTCCCAAGCAATGTAAAAGCATCACCGATGGTAGCGGGCATTTCACCCGCCCGTTCTTCCAAGTCTTTCATGGCCTTGATGAGCGTATCTACGAGTATCCCACCTGTTAGCTTTCCTTGCTGGCCAAGCTTCAACAGGCCGCCAGTTGTCGTATTGAACCGCGCCGCAAGAAGTGTGGCGACTTCACCGCCGTTTTGAATAACAGTATTCAAGTTTTCGCCGTTCAATTTGCCTAATGCCATGGCTTTGGCGAGCGCCGTTTGAACCTGCATGGCACGTTCAGCTTTCGCTCCGCTGATGACCATCGCATTGTTCAAAGCACTTGTATAATCAAGTACTTGCTGGGTGCTATACCCAAGCTCTCGCATACTGGATGCGTTAGCGATATAGCCCTCCGCCGTCTGCGCGAGGCTAGAATAGGTGTTTCGAGCAATCTCTGACAGCCGCGACATTACGGCGCTGCCTTTTTCTATGGAGCCTGCCGCGAGATTGACGCGAGCCGTGATATCACTCCAACCGTCAGCGAGGTCAATCAACGCTTTGACACTAAAAGCAGCGCCAACTCCCGCCAGCGCAGACTTGAGAAGCCCAATCACACGCATTGAACCATTGGCGCTTTGCGCCAACATTTCAGTGGCGCGGGATGCCTTCTGCGCACTTTGGGCGTAGCCATCAGCCGAAGTCTGAGCACCCTTCGCCGCACCCTGAAAAGCTCGCAGATTATCATTCGCTTCGCGAACTGGACGAGAATCAACTGCGAGACCAAGCGTTGCCAAATCCATGGGCTTTTCACTTTCAATTGCGTGATTTATCGTCCCGCCGATTAACCGGAGGGCTTGGAATGCGATTTGCTCTGTTTTTTATGCTGATGTGCGGGACCGCTCAGGCCTGCAATGAGGACTTAGTACGTGTCAACGACTGGTCTATTCGACCTGTAGATAAAGAAAACAGCACGATATCGCTCGAATTTGCCTCCAAATCCGAAAAGGCAATACGCATGATCGATGCGTCTGCCGTCTTCGAGGACAAACTCGGCGAAATCATACTGTCGTTTAATCTGGACCGCGACGTTTCCTTGAAACCAGGTTTGGCAGAGACAACTAATCGGCGGCTCTGGCCTGATCCGAAATACGACCGTTTATCAAAACTCGCAAAGGACGATATCAAAGCTTATGTTTGCGTTCGAGGCCTTGTATACGAGGACGGGAGCAAGGAAACCTTCAAATAAAAAGGGGAGCCGAAGCTCCCCTCGACACCTTCCCGCGACTCGGCTTTGATGAGCTCGCGGAGGGAGCAATGGAACAATCGACATTTCACCTATGGGCTGTGACCGTTGGTACTGGAGCGACAGCGCTTTTTACCGGGATTCTGGCATGGGGAACATGGAAACAGCAGCGTGAACGAATTTCTTTGGAATGGGAGGAAGAATTTTCGTCATCATCCCCTTCGTTTCGAGTTATTGGGACAATAAGAAATCAAACGTCCGGCACCATAAAGGCTTGGCGTGTCTCAGTAAGAGGTCCCGTTAAGGACGTTCGCACCGGTCGAGATAAGCATGAAAGCTGGGCCGCACATGAATGCTCGATTCAATGCGAAGTCGCCCCGACATCCTCCGCTCAATTTTCTTTCTCTGTCACACCGGATTGGCATGCATTGTTATTGCAGACGCAATGTTGGCATTCTCGCTTAAGAAGCGTTTGGGCTAAATTGGCTTGGAAGCTGTTTTCCGGTTCTATTCGCGTCCACCATGGAGCTTCGCTCCATTTCCAGATAATCATAGATTCCAAGTCGAATAAACGGTTCCGCAAAAAGATCACTGAAACGATATTCATCAACCCTGCTATCATCGAGAAAAGAGCTACAGCGATTAACAGCCAAGGCGAAAATAGCTGATCCATCTCCCTATCTCCCCTTCCTTATAGACCCGCGTATCAGAACAGCGCATCGAACAGCCCTTCGCTAAGCTTCCTTTGCTGCACGACTGGCTTTTGCTGGCCCGTCTTGTTCTCCTTGGCGCGCCAGAGCGTCATCACGGCCATATCGATCTCTCGGATAAGTTCTCTTTCCCACGGTCGGATATCTAATCCGGCACCGCGGGAGAGAGCATCGATCTCAAGCCATGTAATCGGACAGGCCACAAATCCAATCTGACGGCTGGCATTCAGTTCCATGAACCAAGCCCAGATATAACCGAGCCGGTCAGGGAAAGCAGGCAGATCCGGTTCTGGATTATCTGCCTGCGCAAATGCCGCCTCCGCAAAGGCAATCAGCTCATCGCGGAGGGTTTCAAAAAATTTGCACGATCCGCGATGAACTCGTCCACCTGGTCTCTGATCCATGGCAGATCGGTGCGAGAATAGAGCTTGCGGACATTATCCTTGTTGAATGCCAGTTCTTCACCATCAAGAACAATTCCTGACCAGCCCAAAGTGCAGGAAATCAGAGTGGTTACCGCTTCTTCTTCAAGCTCGGCGGCGGAAAGCTTGGTTTTGCCCTTCTGGTTCAGCCGGCGGTCAAGAATGGTCCGCTGTGCCTTACGGAAGACGTCACTGTCCGTTCCGACAAGCGTGATCGTGATAGGCTTGCCCTTTGCGGTTTTCAGAACCGTTCCTTCAATGGGGTGGCGAAGTTCGAGGGTCTGGCCCTCCTGAGAAACGGCGAGTGAAGCGAGGTCCATGGAGATCCCCTGAAACGAATTGCGATTGGGCGGCTATCCTGCTGGCTTATGGGCCAACTGGAGGAGCGACCTTGACGATGTTCGAATTGATTTCGAGCGTGGAGTTCAAATTCTGGATGGTGTTGGCCTCGCCGCCCGCCTCTTCCGCACTCATCACGAGGGCGATGAAAAGGCGCTCTGCGCCGTTCTCGAGTTCGATCTTGAAGGCATAGTTGTTGCGCGTTTGTGCGGCAGCCAGAAGTGCAATCTGGCCGGGGTCATCATCGACAATGGCGAAAACGTTCTGCATCTGGCCAGCGTTGAACGTGCCTTTCTGCTTGATATCGCGGCTACGGTTGATCAGAGAGGTCGTGATCAGCGCCGCGGTATCGCCTGCTGCGCCCATCTGCGACCAGCCGTCGATTTCTTCCCAAGTCTGAGATGTGAAGTCAGCGGCGACAAAGTCGGTGGGTTTATCGGACAGGACGCCGCCGATAAAGATTTTCGATCCTGCGACAGGATAAAGAGCCATGACGGCCTCCTATAAAAGAAAAGGCGACCAAATGGCCGCCAGTTGCGTTTTCTTGCCTTGCCGAAGGGCGAAACGGCTATGCGTAGCACTCGTATGTGATCGTTACCGGCGCCTGCCAGTGGGTTTCGTCACTGAACGCTTGTGCGATATCTGGCGCTTTTGTGATGCGAACAGACAGCCCATCCTTCGGTAACTTCAGGTCAGCCGAGAAGTGTTCAGCCACCATCCCGGCGTTCTCCGTGGCTTTCGTCGCGCCACCGTTCAGAGGCATAAACACATCGACCTGCAGAATGCCTCTCCGCCGATGAGGAGCGGTTGACTTGATGAACAGTCTCTGACTTGTATTCGGCATGTGTGTTACTCGCACATAACCCGTAGCGGGGCGCTGGAACGCGACGTTAGGCCAAGCAACAGGAAGTGCCGGATTAAGAACCAACGACGCCACGCGCTCAAATAGAGCGTTTTCTATGCTTTTTTCGATGGTCATAGGCCTAACCTTGCTTTCACTTCCTTGGCCTTGGCCGTAACGATTTCCTGCCAGCGTTCAGCGACTAGCGTCATCCACTGCCGAGGTTGGTTTCCCTTCGCTCCATAATGGACATATGCCGCATAATTCGCTGTGTACCCGAGATAGAGCGTATCGCCGACTTCTGCGCTATTGATGACCAGAATTACCGGCCCGAGATCTGGGGAAACCGGCTGCCCTGGATTTTCGCGAGATAATGTTGGCATGGCCTCTTTCGAAGCCATCAACGACGCTCTGAGAAAACTCGTTCGATTATACCCGCTGGCAGATTGTGGCTGGTTATAGACCATGTCCGTAAGCAGTTGATCGAGTTGACTAACGAGTTCTTGCGCACTCTCCCTGAAAACAGCAAGCAATGCACCGTCAACACGGTTTATCCAGTCTCCGACTGCTGCCGCGAATGTTGATGCCATTTATTCGATCAGTTCAGCTACAAAGTCGATTGAATAGTCGCAGTAGCATTTGCAACCTATCGAATGCTTGGCCGGTATGCCCGGAGCGTGTGGATACATGATCTGGGTTCCGTCTTGAGCAACGAACGGTTCACCGTACTTCACCTTCTGCCCGCTCATTTCTTCGTGCTGAACACGCGGGTGCTTTTGACCCGGAGTATGTCTCCACGTCTTGGTGACGTTCTGTGCCGAGATATTCCCGCTCTCGATCTGCTGATTAAAAGCAAAGTCCTTGGCTGTGGCCATTGCATTGAAGGTTTCATTCAGCGCGATGGTATCGCCGCGAAGTTTGAGCAGTCCGTCGCTGTAACGACCGACGATCTTTTCAACCACGTCCGACCCAAGCGGCTTCTGATCTTTCAGAGCCTTTAAAACGGTCTTGTCAAATCGCCTGTCCCGCCGTCCTCGATCCAGATAGTTACGCAACTTGCCCGTATCACCTGAAAGCAGCTCTTCACGTGCTTTCTGCACGAATTGAGCCTGCTGTGACGTCAGACCAAGTATTCCGCCATCCCGCCTTCCCGTGGCGCGATTTACCGAACCGACGATAGACTTTGCCGCCTTTGTTGGATTATCGCCACGAGCGAGACTATCAATCAGCGTGGTGCGGATACCGGCAATCTGGTCCGCTTCGATGTCGGCAACCCGTGTTGCCGAGTATTCCCGAAGCCAGTTCTCCGCTGCAATATTCCGGGCATCCCACCGTATGACAATCTGATGTCCATCTGGATCGCGCAAAGTCGGCATTGCCGAGATAGCCGCTACTCCACCGCCGTTGAAGGCCTGTCTAATGGCTTCTTCCAATGGGCTGTAGGCTGCCCGGTCGATAAACATTGCATCAATCGCGCCCGAGATATCGCCCTTTTCGAGCCGTTCAACGATCCGACGAAGGACGATATTCGAACGGATATCATCCACGGCGGCCATGAACGCGGCGCGCAGGATCGGCTCGTATGTGGCGATAAGGGCTTCAAACCGTTCTCTTGCAGACAATCTCTTGAGCATTACTGCCTCCAAAAGAAAAAGCTCTCCGAAGAGAGCCTGTTACCTTTACTGGGCACCGTCTAGATGTGCTTCCAAACCTTTCGCGTCACGATAGAATGCGCCGATTGAGCACAAATACCAAATCGCCTCGCAAGCTCTCGGTACGTCATTGTTCCGGCGAGAGCTCGTATCTTCAACACCTGATCTCCCGTCAATTTGCCAGAAGAATTAGGGGATTGTCCGAGACGCTTTCTACGATCCCGCCGCTCCTGCTTCGCCTGCGCTCCATGGTGACCGCGTGGTTTACTTGGCAAGCCGTTATGATCCGGCCCTCTACGAGCAAATCCGGGGTGCGTCCCGTGGTCGAAAGCATCAAGAACATTCTCTGAATGCGTGCCCCATGCCAGATTGCCAACCCGATTATCATGTTTCACACCATTCAGATGACGAACTTCTTTACCCTCTTCACGATGGCCGAAGAAAGCAGTCGCGACCAGACTATGAACGGTCTTGGTCGCCCGCAAACCGTCGCGCCATAGATTAACTTGCAGATATCCATTTTTCTTCAATGAGGGAGCCATAACTCGTGGCGTGTCACGCTTCTTGTCGCCGGCGCTGTTGCTCCTCCAGCTTCGGACGCGCCCCATATCGCTGACTTCGTATCCTTCGAAGCCTTCCACAGATCGCCATTCTTCTGTAATGGAATCATTAGCCATTCGATGATCCTCTAATGATCGTCGTTTCGGTTAGAGCCGATGCGGTGTTACCAGCACCAAATCGGCTCGATCCTAATAGCATAAACCAACGATTATTGGAAGTTTATCAGAAGATTACATTCTACACTGAAGATCAAAATATACCGTTGTCCCGGCTGGACTTAATGGCTTCACTTGAATGACAGTATATACTTTACCCCCGATAATCACGTGATCTGTCGTATTTGGAGCAATAGTGAGCCCGGCGACAGAAACGTAAACCTTACAATCCCCTGCTTTAATAACGGTCCCGTCAACGTCCTTCTGATCATAATCCAGCGCTACCAGAGTGCACGGATAGTCCGTATCGCTCGTGCCCGGGTCCCATGGATCGCCAGATGTCTCCGTTCGCCGGATAGCGCCTGTCTGGCCGAACTTATCAATCAAACGGTTCGCCGTGGCTACCGAGCGGGCATAGTTAAACTTGGCCATTAGGCGCTCTCCAATGGATCAAATCCCCGACCAAATGCGTTGGAAAACATCGGGAACCGAAGGAGGACAACATGAACGTCGCAAACTTGCAGCTCGAGGGTCTGTGCCTCGCTTTCGCCGCGATCAATCATGCACTGGTCGAGAAAGGCATTCTGTCTCAGGTCGAGATTGACGAAGCTCTCAGACGGGCCGAAGCAACCGCTCGTGGAGATGATCGCTTTGTCGAGGATTTGAACCCGTCCAATCGCGATGCAATCTGCTTTCCGATCAGGGTACTTCAGATCGCCAATACGACTGGAGCGGAACGTCCTTGGAGCTTTACCGAACTCGCCCGATTGGTTGGTGAAACGAAGCAGCCGTATAATGATATGCTTTAGGCTCTTGCAACTGAACCGAACACTCCCGGCCCTTTGCCTCGGATGAACCCGGCGAGGATGCCATCGACGATGCTCAAAACGGGTAGAACATCGGAGACTCCGCCGTTCGTATCCTGATAAGTGGTCGAGATTGGCCCCACTACCTCCTGTTTGATCGCTTCGGCTGGCACATAATCAGGCGAAAGGCTTCCCGGTGTGGTCAGTTCTCGCCAAGCAGCTTCACACAGCGCGTTCTTGACCTTTTGCGGAACAACGTCACTCGGAAGTGGAGAACCACGCCATACAGCGTTCTTTCGTGGCCATTCAAGCGCCTGCTCGACAGTGGCGGGTTCACCGATGAACCGCTGACCATACGTACCGTCTAGCCATGTCGTGCCACGGCGCAGAGCCTGTTCAAGATCGGTATCTGATTTCCCTTCAAGGTCATAGCCGACTTTGCTGCAGTAGGCCTTGAAGTCATCCAGATCGACATAGCTGTCAGCGTCAGGATCGCCGGGTGTTGTGATGAGTGCCATCAGTCTAGACCTCGCGTTTCCTGAAATGCTGTGAACAACCCCTGAAAGATTGCCTGCATCGAATAAGCTTCGAATTCTGGCGATGGGTCTTTTTCGCCAATGTCATCGCGGATTGTCTGCCAGACGTGAGTAGCTTCATGAACGAGAAGGCCCGTAATCTCAGAGATCGACCGTTCATTCTCGCTCCCGTCGCGCAGCGTGACGATACAGACGACTTTCCCCTCATTGGTGAAAGTGGTGCAGCGTCCATCAGTATACGGATACGGTTCTTTGCAGTTCAACCGTTTCATTTCCCGCTTCCATGCCTTCTTCGAGGGACAGAAGCCGAAATGCACTGGCTGCCAACCGCGATCACACCAAATCACGCGGTCGGTGTCACTCATTCCGAAGCAGCCTGAGCATTCAGTTCATTGAACTTGTCGATCAACGTTTCAAGCTTGGCTGAAGGATGAGGAGCTTTGCCGGTTGCGGTTTCAATTGCCGCCCGAAGTTGCTCTTCGCTGAACTGGTTGCCGATGTCAGTGCCAATACCGTTAACGGTAGCCTGCGACTGCTGAGCTGGCGCCTTCTCACGTTTCTTATGCGGGTTGATGATCTTGGCGTCCTCTGGGGCAAACCGAGCATCAACAATCTTCATCCCGTTCTCACGAAGCGACTGCTTCATCTTGGCCGATACCGGGTGAACGACATAGGCAATCTTTTGTTCTTTGGTCATGATCGCACCTTATGGAGCTGTGTAGGTGAATGTCGGGACGCCAGCGGCTACGGCAACGGTGATTGTTCCGCCGTCTGCCGCAGTGAAGGTATTGCCGTTCTTCACAATGCAATCCGCTGCGGCGAGTATGGTTGTGGTGATCGCTCCAGCTGACACGGTGCGGGTGGCCGTTGATGTTTTCCCTGCCGCGTCTGTGACGTTCTGTGAGCCACTGGACACGCCCGCTATGGTCGCCTGGAGGCGGATATTAGTCGGATTGTTGTTCGCAACCGTAAGTGTACCGGTGCCAATCGCAGCGCCTGCACTGTTCTGCACCGGAATAGTGCCTGCATTGGCGACCACAGCATTAGTGGCCGGAAGGGTCGCGCCAGTGATTGCATTGCCTGAAACAGCCAGAGTGACCGCAGCGCCATCAACAGTCACAGCATCGCCATCGGTGACAATAACCTGATTGTCGTCAAGCTCGCCTGCAGATGGGTCGAAAGTTGGCTTTCCAGCGTATTCTGGCGGCACTGTACCGGCGACGAAATCGCATTCCTCGGCCATTCCAAGCCCGCTATCTACTGAGCCATTCGAGACGTTCAGAGTATGAATAGACGCGTTAATCGCATCGATATCGGCCCGCTCCTGTGCCGTGGGCACGATAGACGCGGTGAAATAGATGATCTTCGCCATGCTCAAGGCTCCTTCGACGCGCGATCAAAAAGGAAAAGGGAGAGCCGAAACCCTCCCTTTATGGCGATTAGGCAGCTGCACCCACTGCGAGAGTGCCCGCCGTGTGCTTGATCGACGTAACGACCTTGTCCCAGTTGCTGCCCGTGGCGAGTTCAGCGTCAGTCGGAGACTTGCCGCCGTTGGCCTCGTCCCAAGTGTAGCCCTTGAGACCCAGACCGAAAGTGTAATCGATCTGGAGGGTTGTTTCGATGCGCTGCTTGCCGTTCGTGGTCTGGATATTCGAGATGATATCCCGGCTATCCGTGACCGTCGCAGCGCCAGCAACGAGGGACAGAACCCGACGCAATGCCGGGTCCGCACCAGCTGCCGCGGTGAACAGTGCCGGAGCGTCGGTGATGACCGAGATCTTGCCGAGGATGTCGATCACACGGACGTTGCCAGCCTGGAACAGCTGCTGGGCGTTGGCGATGTTCTGGCCGATGAACCCGTGATAGGTCGCACCGTCCATAACCTGCGCAACGAGCAGGCCGGAATGATCGCCGAACAGCGCATGACTGTTATTGACCGCCGCATAGGTCACTGGACCAGTTGCCGACACGTCGACGGTCGTATCTGCGCCCTGATTGCTGATTGCGGCAACAAGAGCAGCAATTGCCGTGTTGAGCTGGTCCTGAAGCAGTGCCTCGGCGAAGTTGCGCGAAGCTACTTCAATGCCTTCGGCGGTCGGCTTTTCAAGCCAGGTCATCTGGGAAGGTTCATAGCGAACCGGTCCGAAGCCACCGGCAACCTTGACCGAAGTGTGCTTCTGCTGGGTCAGATCGGTAGCGGCCTGATCGGCATTGGTCGCATAGCGGTCAACACGACGACGAGCCGAGTGGATCGCGGCGTAGAACGATTCCTGAAGGAAGTCGCCTTCGAAGCCTTCCGTAGTCAGACGGATCGTACCGCCAGAAGCGGCATTGAACTTGTTGACCATCTGGGCCAGCGTCTCGATCGTCGCCGGCATAAAGTACTTGTTGAAGACGACCATTTGATTGAGAGACATGAGGTTTCTCCTGTGCTTGTCTCGGGATTTGATGGGTTGGTAGGCTTCCCGCCTGATGCATGCCGCTTCTCATCCCGAGACAGCAGCAGAGAGAGATGAGGAGCTTAGCCCCTCAGTTCGGGGAACTTCGAAGCGATAGCGGCTGCGCGCTCTTCCTTCGTTCCGCCAAAATTACCGCGTTGTGGAGCGTTGCCACCGCCGCCAGCACCAGGCTGCTTACCGCTGCCTGACTGGCCGGAACCTTCAAAGGCGCGTCCGAACGCGTCCGATTCCTTCATTTCGGCAACCAGACCGGCGATATCCATCGGCGTACCCTTGGAATCCGCGATCTTGGCGTTGCCGTCCTTGTCGATAACTTCGACCGTAAATTTGCCGTCGACTTCCTTGACGCGGGTATGAGCCCGGACATGGGGAAGGAGCAGTTCAACCGAGCCCTTAGCTTCGGCCAGCGCAGACGTTGCAGTTGCATCAATGAGCAGACCCTCAACGGTTTTGGTCAGATGGCCGATACGCTCATCACGGCTGGTAAGCTCGCCGGTGTGCTTCTCCAGCAGCTGGGCCTTGGCAGCTTCGAACTTGGTATTCGCGATCTTGTCCGCTTCCTTGGCCGGGTCGATGCTGGTCAGTTCTTCCAGCTTCGCCAGCGCTTCGCGAGCCTTGTCCGGATCTAGGTCCTTGAACTTGATTACATCGCGCTCAAGTCGTTCGCGTGTCGTGCGTTCCTTGCCGAGTGCGGTCTTGAGGCCGTTCACGTCTTCAAGTGCGAAACCGTCGACCGGCTCGACATCGAGAACGAACTTGCTGTCCTTCTCGACATACAGAGCCTTGATTGCATCATCGATCCCGTCGAGCGATGCCAGAATTGCTTTGAGAGCCATGTTTATCCATCCCGGATAGTTGTGCGCTTCCCGCGCATTGAAAAAGGCCCGGAAGGATCACCCTACCGAGCCGTGTGAAGTCAGATTGTCGATTGAACTATTCCGCCGGCTCTTTCACCGGTGGAGTGACCGCAGCGGTCAGATCATCCTCGGTGTCATCACCGGGAAGTTCGTCCATAATCCGTCTTTCCTCTTCATCCGCGTCAAACTCGGGCGAAAGGATGCTTCTGCGCTTCATCTCCTGCCAGAGCGTCTGTGTGCTGAGCTTGCCGCGCTCATTCATGGTCAGAAGCGTATCAGGAGCCTTGTCCTCGCCAAGTTCGATTGCGAAGTCAGTATTCACGTAAACGGTCGGCTCGAGCTTCACCTTCAGCCACATCGATGTGAAGACGTATGCCCGTTCCAGACAGTCCTTGAGCATGAAAGCCCATGCCTGTACGGCGCTGGCTGACTTCTGAGAGGCGAAGGCGGCTGCAACTTGTGTAATCCCGCTCGTGCCTGCTGTCAGCGGCTGGCGGCCAAGTTCGCGCATCTGGGTTTCGGTCTTGTCGACCTCCTCAGAGAGGAATTTTAGCGAAGTGGCCGAAGGTTCGATGAACTGCCACTGCCCGCTCTTTGTGCCGTCTGGCGATGGAGGTGCATAGAGAACAACCGATGGCCCGATAGGCGCCATAACCGGCTCTCCGTTTTCATCCTTCGGCGGTTCCACTCCATTGCCTGCAAGCATCGGGAAGGCGGTCAGTTCCTTTGCAGACTTGAGATTGGTCTCCTGTTGATAATGCTCGACCTGCAATTCAGCGACGTTTCGCATCGGCGGGCGAATGCGCCACGTCGATCCCTCACGCCTGCCGGTGAAGAACGGCACAAGGGCAATTACGCCGATCGAGATCGGACCTTCAGCAATAAGCGACCAGCCTGCATTGGTCGTTGTGGCCTTCTCCCAGATTTCATATCGGGCGGGGCCGTATTGACCGCCTTCGCGTTCATCCCGGATCAGGATGCGAACACGCTCGATGCACTGCTCCTTGCCGGTGCTGTCTCGCTGGGTGACAGGCTCGTAAATCTTGGCGTAGGTGAACTGTTCCTTGCCGTTGATGACCTTGCTTTCGACCCAGAGCATGTCAGTAGCCGGGATATTCACCCAATAAGGCCGCGCACCCATCCGCTTCTCATCAGCGAGCGTGGCGCCTTCCGGAACAGTCGGGTAGTCGACCAGTATCCAGTCAATGGCGTTGTGAATACCGTTGAAGAAAACATTGTCGGCAAAGACATGCAGATGATTGCCGCCGCCATCGATATCTTCGGTCACAACCTTGATTGCTTCCGGCACGGTATCGTTGGCAAGCGTGACTTCCTTCGAGAACGGCTTTGATGCCAGGTTCTCGACAATATCCGAATAGATGTCGGTAAACTTCGAGTTCGCCAGACGGTAGGCATAGTTCGGATCGTTCTCATTCGGAAATTGCGGAAGATAGGCAGCACCCGCCTTCCGCATGGCATCCACACCGCCACGAATTGCCGCAACCTTCGTCCAGTAGCCCAGCATCGCCTTATAATCGGCTGATGTAGCGAGATAATCTGTATCAGCCATTTATCCGTCCTGATGTACCGAAGAGTGCGGTTCGTGTCTGGTTTGTCGCCAGTTCGTTAAATGCGCGGGACGATGCGTCCACGATGTCTTTCAGCTTCCCGTTCGGGAACACCTCGACCTCATCTAGAAATGGTTCGTTCCAAGCGCCCTTCAGCAGAACGACGTTTCCAGCCTCACACTGAGCCGATAAAGGCTCGGCACGGGTGACCTTGTCGCCGCTTTCCGGTGTAGCCTTAGCTTTGTAGCCAGCCAGCATCGCAACAAGCTGTTGTGCCTGGTCCTTACCGGCCTGACCCGGATCCTTCGGCATGGAGATGGAGCAATCCTTGCCGTCCTGTTCAGCTGTAGTCTTGATCAGAGTGCGGACGCCTGCGGGACTGGCCCGCTCTGCCACACAATGGGCGATGATAAACTTCCCATCGGGCATACGACCGATCTTCACGCCAGCAGTTCTCGCGCCATCGCCATCTTCTGTTGCTGCCAAGTCCCAGCCGCGTACAAACACAGTTCCAGCCGGTATCGCTCCAACGATTGAGAAGTACGACCGTTTGAACATCCCGCCTTCACGTGGCGCCGGTCGTTGCTGGTTCTGTCCAGCATGTCCAGTTGACCCGAGAGATACCTTGTCACGTTCGACCACTTCACGCGGGAATCGCTCTGGAAAGAGCAGTTCACCGTCTTTCTCGCGTCGGTCGTGGGTGTAGACGGTCTTGATCTCGACCTTCTCGACATACTCACGTCGGGATTCCGGTACTTCCTGCCCTTCCCGATACCAGATCTGCTTTCCAGCATCGTACCGGGCCTTAACCGGTGAACTTTCGAACCCGGTCGGCTTCACAATCGTGTAGCAGCGGCGTTCTGGCTCGAACTCCATCGGGAGCATAAGGTGCTCGTAACCGAGGTTCTTCGCCAGCGCTACGCCGGTAGTGTCTCCCTCATGCAGCCTCTGCATCACAAGGATGATGGCCGACTTGATCGGGTCACTCAGACGGTTCGGAACAGCTTCAAGGAACGTTTCCTGTGCCGTCAGACGGTCAGCATCAGACTTTGCCTTACCCACTGACAACGGATCATCGATAATCACACGGTCGCCACGCTCACCGGTGAGGGATTCGAACGACATTGCCGCTCTGAACCCTGATTTGTCGTTCTCGAACTTCAATGTCGAGTTCTGGTCGGGCATCATCTGGAACTGGCTGCCCCATCTCTGGCGATACCAGTCAGACTGAACCAGTCGGCGAGCCTTGATATTGTCGCGTTTGGCCAGGCTTTCCTTATACGACGTGGCAATAGACCGGATGAACGGCTTACCGACCGGGCCCCATTCCCATGCGGGCCAGAATACTCCGACCGTCAGTGACTTCATCGTACCAGGCGGAACGTTGATGATCAGCCGCGTTAGCTGATCGTTCGTTACCGCCCCGAGATGGTCCGATATCGCATCGATGTGCCAGCCATGCAGATATGCCCTGCCAGGTTCCAGCACGTGCCAGCCGCCACGGATGAATGAGGACAGAGAGACACCGGCGCTTTCCGCCTCTTCCTCAATCCTCTTGTTCGCTTCCCTCGCCTGTCTCTCCGCCCGGATTGCCTGCAGAGACAAGCCCGAGCTTCTGCAGAACCGGGTAGGCGCTTTCGAGAGCTGCAAGTTCATCGTCTGTCAGCGCTTCCAGTTGTTTTGCAGAAATCGTGATGACCTGAAGTGTTCCGCTGATTTTGCGGTTTTCTGTACCCAGACCAAACAGCTTCGCTTTACCCATAGTGGCCGATACAGCGGCGCTGGACTGCTTCTCGGTAATTGCTATCTGGCGAGCCTCTTCGAGCTCCGTAGCCAGGCTCTCGACCGTCACAGCGACCTTTTGAGCGGCTTTGCCCTGCAGTTCCTGCACCCTTACCGTAACCTTACCGTTCGCTAGGAGTTCAGATGCCTTAACCCAGACTGTTTCCGGCTTCGTCGTGGGCTTCACCTCATAGGCCATCCGGTACGCTTCCGATGCGTTCCCGGTTTCCACATAGGCGCGGGCAAAGGCCTCTTGTTTCGGCGTGAGACTCACTGTCGGTTCCTAGCCCATATCGAGAAGATGATGATCGCCATAATTGGTAGAACGACACACAGGGTAAAACCCGTGAGCAAGATATGAACCACATCGGCCATGTCTAATCGCCCGACTGCAAAACTGCTTTGACAACGGCTTCAGTTCGGTGATCGAGATGCACGTCTAGCATATCGTGCATCCGCCGCCGGATATCTTCGGCACCATCCATGTCGCCACGCATTACGGCGGCGAAGTGCTGTTGCTGTAACCCGAGAATGTCTTGCCATGCAGCTTCGGCTAGTACGACTGGATCAGGCATCAGACGGTAAACCTCACGTTTCCGGACTGCATATCCATTTCAATGCCATTGCTTGTCCGCAGAGTGCCAGCCGTAATCGAACCAATGTTGGCAAGTGGAAGAACCGTTTCCGGCCCGCGTTCCCCGACGTGGTATTTCACCTTGACGTTCACAACTCCACCGGTTGCCAGCGGACTATCCACCCTTGGCAGCGCCATTGCAGGAACGGCAGCAGCTACAGGAGCGAGGCCGAGGAAGGAAAGGAAGCGACGGCGGTTCATTTCTTGTCTCCCTTGACGGCATCAGGCAGGTTCTGTGCGATCTGGTCTTTGATGATGTCCCGAAGCCCGGACATGATTTCCTTGGCCTCATCCGATTTGACGACGACTTCACCGGCCTCTGAAGCGGCAATGAGGTAAATCGTTTCTTTCGCCGGGATCAGAACCGCGCCACTAACGGCGATCATTGTCATGAACAGCCAGACTACGGTTAGGAATGATGCGACTTTGGCGCTCATGTCCCTCTCAGAGACGGCCATCCAGCACATTAAAATTCCCAACGACCCACCGATGACGCACACGAAAGATAGGAACGTGAACGCATCACTTGCTTTCCCAGCCACATCTGCGAGGTAAAGAAGCCAACTCAGATTGTTCACACTCGATCTCCTTGGTTGATGATGTTTCCGGGCCTGCCCACTTCACACCGCTTAATGCAGAGATTTCTCCCCGGAGCGGTCGGCGCTGCTTCTTCCGCACGAGTGTAGCCATGGTCTCATCGCCCGGTGGGATGAGTGAAAGGAGTACCGCTCCCTATGATGCGAAAAAGCCGCCACCCGAAGGCGACGGCGTGAACTTGTAACGAACGCTTACAAGTTGATGCATTTTCTGCAATAGCTGCATCCGGCGATCAACCCGGATGGCCCTTGGTAGGGTCTTGAGATCAGAACGGGCGGGGCGTTACTTCCCGCTTCGGGTACTTCTCGCTTTACCGCGATTTTCTCTCGGTTGACGATATATGGCCTCGGTAGCTTAAGCTTTTGCCGCCTATCCATAATCCGCGCTTCTGCTTTCAGCGCCGCCGTTCTGATTAGTATGCCCTCATGGATCGCGCTACCCGGAAAACTGGGGCGGTACTCCATGGGGGCGGCGAATTTAACTCAATCAATATTGGCTGTCATTGCTACCATCCAGAGCGATAGCTTCAACCAAATTTCCGATTGCTGTTATGGTGTTCCGGTCACGTATTGGCGTCAGCTTCAAAGCCAACGACGCTAACTGGAGGACTATACACCTTGCAACTGATCGCCTTAACTTACGCATCCATGCACCGAATTTATCATTTTTGATAAACCGTCGCATCTTAGTGGGTTGGCGTCGATCCCAATTCTGGGTACGTCTAAATTAACAATAATTGCCCCAGTCGGCGCCCTTTCGGGCCGTCTGGCTACGAGGACTTCCCCAGACCCGTTCTCCAACTACGGCTATTTTCGCTGGCCGTCAGCTACTTGCGAGGAACGGGCGGGCTTCCCCATCCTTCACGGCTTGCACCGCCTCGCATTCTGTGTGCGCCGAGCGCCAAATCTCTCGGTAACTCTACACCCTTGCGGGGAGGACGGCCTTGGCATTCACCGCGTCTCGCACATTCCGTTGAGGCGCTGCCTCGTATTGGTGCCCATCCGCTACGCAGCGGGTTTCATTTTCTCATGAAGAGAAGGGATGTTCTTGGGCTTGGCGTCCGGCGCTCTCCAGTGTGTCGCGCACTTCTCGGACGATACCGTTTGTTGATGTGAGTTATCGTCGTTTTCGGACACGCTGTCTAGCCCGACTGTCAACCGAACTTGATACAATCGGTTGAGATTGTTCGCAATCATTTGGGTTAATTGATCAATTTTCCTTCTCATTTGTCGGTCATTCATCATATTTTCTAATGCAAATCGGCTAAGCTTCATGCCTTTTCGGGCTTTCACATATGCCCAACCGTACAACAGCTTGCGATCTTCGGCCTTCTCAAGCTCGTTAATCCATTTCCAGCAATCGTACATCCGGTCGATAGCGGCTGCCACCGGTCGGCGCTTGTAGGTGGCTGGTGCCGATCCATACGCCATGTTGAAGCTGTCAGGCTTACCGTCTGGCATCGACCCTCTTGCCCATGTCGGTCCCTTCTCTCCTGGCATCAGCATGAGCGTGTCAGCAGCTTCGAGAATGCGGTGCTCAATGTCCTTCGCTGTCCATTCTTGGTACGTCTGGCTCATTTTCGGCTGATCCTTGTCATATTGCCGCAATGATCGCACTTGGTGCGGGTGCGCTCAGACAGGCGTTTCATTTCGTCATGGTATCGCTGTCGTGAGTTCTGCCACTTGGTTTCTTCAGTAGCCAAAACCTTAAGAACGAACATCGGATCAAGCTTAGTTCCGCATAGGGCGCATTCAACTTCTGTTTCGCCTTCGCGGATCGTGTACGACGCATGGACTGTCTTTGAACCGTTGACAGTCCACCGATGATTACAGCCACCGCCATACTGGACGATTTTCAACATCGGGTCTTCAGCTTTGGGTGGATCTTTGAACTTGATCGGCAGTTTTGTAATGTTGTCGTCGCTCATGCTGCCTCCCTGCTGTCGAAGAAATCGCTCTGTGCTGGCTTGTTCAGGATCACCATCAAAAGCACCCTGAGAACGTGAGTTGTCGGTATTCCGCAGTTCATTGCCTTCGCTTTCAGTCTGAGCATCCCAAGGTCGATGGAATCGAAGTCAGAGACAAGCGTTCGGCTGTGGATCAGGTGCGGGCACTGGATCAGAACGGACGAAACTGCTTTCACCATGTCAGAATAGATGAACAGTGAGTTCTGAACCGTCCCGACCATTAATTGCAGTACAAGGCGAAGATGATCCTCGCCGTGCTCTCTTCCTATTTCGCGCAATGTCGGCTTGCAGAAACACTCCCTTGGCCTCCGGCTCGTCGGTGAATGGTCACTGCTGGCTCGCAGGATCACACCGCACTGCCGGGCCACCTTGTAGATGTCGCATGACCGCTTAGCCATCCGAGACCTCCAGCGGGAATCTCTGTTTCAAAGCTCCGAACATTGGCTCACCGTCTGAACCGACACAGTCGGCCGGCACTTCAACGATCTTGCTGCGCTGCATGACGGCTTTGAGCTCAGGCGCGCCGCCGTTGGTTCGATACACGACGGGGTTCCAAGTCATGTTCTCCAACTCGTAACAGAACCACATCCGGGTCATGCCGCCCTCTCCTTCCGCTCGACTTCGATCTTGCGGCCTTTCCGAAAGATGGCGCCGAATACCTTCTCCGCCTCAGAGCGAGCCACAGACAGCTTTTCACCGTCCCGAACCATCACACTCTGTTCGATCTTGTGTTTCGCTCTCCACGCCTCGCATTCTGCCTTTTCGGCGGTTGGGAAATATCTTGGCTGGCCGTCTTCATTGGCCACTGTGAAATGTTGGGTGCGCCAGACCAGACGGAACTTTCCGATAAAGCCTTTGGGCGTTCCTTCTGCAAATGCGGTCGATTCGTTCATAGGTTTAAGCCCAGTGGATTTTCGATGATTTCCTGTCGGATCAGCTCCGGCTCGTTCATGCCGCCCAGATCAACAAAGGTGGTCGTTGGCCCGTGCCAGCCGCATTCAACATCTCGCGGCCACTGGCTTTCACGTGACAGAGCAAGAAAGACCTTCGCTTTGTCTTCGTTCTGGTCGACCAGGTTCTTCCAGACCTCATACAGATCAGAGAACTTGGACGGCTCGTACTCTTTGAGAAACACGACAGGCCGGAATGGGATCAGAACATGGTCAGCATCGCGCTCGATCGCGCCGATCAGATCCGAGTACCGCGGCTTCTTCGCCAGCAACTGGTGAAAGAACTTCTCATTCACGGTCGGCTTGTAATCGGCGAAGACGTTCTTCTTGAGCTGGGCACAGCCAATGATCGGAATATCAACCTCTCTCGCGATCTGCTTAAGCCTTGCGGTAACGATCTGGCCAAATTCCCAGTCTGCCAGCTTGGTTTCACCCTTGTTACGATCTATCAGGCCCATGTGGTCGATGACGGCGAGACCCTTCCCTTTATTCGAAACGAAATACCGAATCCGTTCTTCGATCTGGTCGAGTGTCAGCCGCTTCTGCTGGATGAATATCTGCTTGTCCCGGTTGGCGTTCCGGAAGTTCATCAGACGTTCGAAATCGTTCTCTGTCAGCTTGCCACGCTTCTGTCGATTGACAGATATCTGGGTTTCACGGCTGTTCTCGCGCATCGCCAGCTCTTTCGCTGACATTTCGCCCGAGTAGAACCAGACCGGGAAGCCTTCTGTAGCCGCGCCCATAGCCAACTGACCGGCCAGAGCTGACTTGCCTTGCTTTGTAGCGCCGCCGAGAATGATGAGCTGGCCGCCACACATCGGGCCGATGAGCTCCTCCACCGGTCGAAAGCGGTAACTGACACCTGTTCCTTTCTTGCCGCTGTATGCCCGGTTCGTATCGTCCAGAGCTTCATCCAGCGCGGTGCCAAGCGATACAGCACCGTAGATGTCATCACCGTCGGACAATGTCTGGCTAAGGTCTGCGATTGCCTGCTCACCGATTTCAGCCGGGTTACTATCCACCGTCATTGAATGGGCTGCCCGGATCACGTCCTGGGCAATCGCGACCATCTGTCGACGCTTGTAGAGGTCGATCAGCTGCTGGGCCATTTGAGGCAGCATTACCGACGGCATTGCGACTTCAGCAACACACCGGGCGACCAGACGGCCTACCGTTGTCTGACTATCGATATTCTTGTCCCACGGCAGATACGGCTTGATAGAGATAGGCTGGGCGACCTTGCCCTGCTTGATCACATCGCCGATGACTTCGAATATCTCGCCCATAACCGGATCATAGAAATGTTCCCGCAGAAGAACACCGGCCACCAACTGATATGCGTCGTTGTTCAGCAGGATCGAGCCGATAATAGCGCCCTCGCCTTCAACGTTACAGATCGGCGTGTAGACCGGCTCCTGTTCGAATTTGCGAAGCGCGTTCATGCTGCCACCTTGAAGTTCATCTTCTGCTGACGGCGCTTTTCAAGAGACTTGGCTTTCTTGGCTGCCCGTTTGGCTTCCTGATGAACCTTGCCGCCTGACACGAGCCAGAACATGATTCCAATCGCGTCAGCCTCGTTATCATTCTGAGGCTTGAGCCCACGACGTGCGCACTCGTCCAACACCTTTTCCTTGATCCAGGTACGGCGCGCGTTCGGCTGTTCCTTTGTGTCTTTGACTTCCTTCGGCGCCATGGTCACGCCGATAAAAGCACTTCGCCATGACGACGTCGTAACCGTCCGTGGATACAGCAGAGCGCGCCGCTCACACATGATTTCGAGCGTTGCGAGCCATCCACCGGCCAACTGTGCAGATGCTTCTGTACGGGCCGCTGAGTAGGCTTCTGCTTCGATTACGATCTCAATGTTTTCTTCTTCGATCCCGTGATGACGGCGCATCTGGCTGATGCTGTCCCATAGATTGAGATAGTACTGACCGCGGCGGGTGCATTTGTTTCCATCTCGATCTCGCGTCAAATCCCACGTTCCGTAGAACAGACGCTGACCGACTGGCCGCTGTTCGTCCTTTGGCTTGGCACTGTCATCGAGGAGAAGACACCAGCCCGCCTTGGTGGAAATGTCGATTGTGAGCTTGTGAAGGGTCATGCCGCCTCTCCTGAAAACAGTTCGCCCTGTCTGGCGTCTTTTCGGTCGAGCATTCGAAGAACAGTTTCGCCGTGATGTTCTTTGTCCCAAACAAACCACGCGTTGAGCATCGGCGGTGAGCCCTGCCCTGTGAAATCGATCTTCCAGCGCATGAGATAGACACGGGCGGCAGGGAATCGGCCCCAGAAGGATGCGAGACCGCCGGCACCCGGCCACGTCCAGTTGAGCAGCAGCGCCATATAGTCGACGTCTAGTGTTTCAAGAGCGTGGTATAGCCAGCGGGCTTTCCCGTTGCCCCAGCCGCATTCCTGAAAAGGCGGGTTCGTGACGATGGCCGATGCTGGAGCTACCGGGAACTCATAGAAAGAGCGGATATCCGCATCGCAGCCACGATCAATCAAATCAGAAGCGCGCACGACAAGCCCGAGCGATTCCATTTCGCGAACCATGGCGCCATCGCCCGCAGCTGGTTCCCAGATCGTGCTGAACTCTTTCAGACGATGAATTTCGGCATGTAGGAAAGCACGGGTCGGCTCCGGCGGGGTCGGATAGAAATCGTCCTTCTCACGAACGAGGGAATCAGACTTGACGATCTCGCCGTCGAGCATGACGTGAACTGGCCTTGATGACTTACCGGTAGCGCGGAACAGACCTTTTGCAGATGCCGTCATATCTCACCTCACCAACCACAAGATGATCGGATAAACACCGATGAAGAAGCCGATCAAAGCGAACACGGCATAGATCATGAACCAGCAGATACGGTCATTCATGCCACCCTCCGTATCGGTATGGTGTGCTGCTCTTTCAGCTTTTCGAATAAGGCTGAGCGCTCGAATACGGGATCGCCAAATACACGAGCCGTTTTGCTACGACGGTCGGCTGGAATTTCTGCCAGTCGAGCTGCGAGTTGATCCTTCGGGATAACGTTGGCTGTCTCACCACCGCATCGACTGTTCGTCATGCTGTAACAGCGGGTGGAAATGGATGCCCGCGACCGCCCCGGAAGCGCGCCAGCACGATGAATTTCAGTCGGCGACTTCCCGTCCTTGAAATACATCTGTTCGATGATCGCGAGTTCTTCATCGCTCCATGTCTTGGTTCCTCGGCCCGAGTTAAGACCGTGCTTCTTTATCACTTCCTGAAGTCGACGGCTGCCGATCTGCAGTTCGTGACGGATATTGATATGATTGACGCCCTTCTTAACCATTTCGACAATGCGGGCTTCGAGCTGTTCGGTGAAGGCGGTCATCATGCTGCCTCCTGATCTGGAAACTCAGGATTATCGCCGTGATCGCGGTCGGCTTCGGCGTTGATCTTTTCCATCGCGGAGAGCAGGTTTTTGCGCTGTTCTTCCTGCCCGGCGTCGTATCCGCGTAGCCACGCCTGATCTTCGTCCGTACCGGCCATGAACTCACTGACACGATCCAGAGCCTTGAGACCCGCGACCTTGCCGTCGTCAAACACCTTGTCGAGATAATCCCGGTCATCCTCGAACAGATCGCCCTGTTTCTTGATGATCCCTAGAAGCGCGAGAGCATTAGCCTGACGACGATGCTTCTCGCCGACCTTGTCCTTGTCTTCGGCGTTCATAGCCTTAACAAGAGTGTCGACTTCATTGAGGGTGTAACCGTAGCTCTGGAAAATCTTACGGTCGGCCTTCCGCTCGGCTTGCAATCCGGCGATACGCGCCAGATGGGCGCTTTCCTTCCGTGCGCAATCCATCAGGAGCGCGTCGTACTCGCCTTGGGTGAGTTTGGAATTATGTCCTGCGTTCATTTCAAATCTCCCGGAGCTGCGCGGCGATTAAGCTGACTGTTCGTTGCGTTCACGGATTGCGCTCATGGCTTCCGCATACTTTTCAGGGAAGAAAGACTTCAGGCGCATCAAACGCTTACGGTCACCACGGGTGAGGCCCTGTGCATCGGTCTTTGGGGAAGCTTTGGGCTGTCGGAATCCGTTGCCATCACGAAGAGATGCAAAGTGGTTTTGACGGCGGCTAATTGCCAGTGCATCATCCAGTGGATTGCCAAGTGTCACTTCCTTTGAAGCCTGCTTGGCGATCAGCTTGTTGAAAATATTCACTTGGGTTCTCCCGATGGTGGAATGTTGAATTGTTCTTCGATGGTTGGGAAACCATCTGCTTCTGGGCAGACGCGATCAGCCAGGTTGTCAGCTTTCTCGCGAAGCGTAGCGGCGAGACGCATTCGTCTCCGCAGCGACAGCCATCTGAGCAATACGAGCGGTTTTCGCTTTGAACGCTTTCCGCTTCCTGCCCGCCTCTGAAAGCTCCGCTCGCAGCCGAGCAGAAGCCTCTCCCATGTCCGTCTGGACAGGCTCGTCATAAGTTTCATGGTCTTCTCGCAGGGTTAGGCGCACCGCCTTGTAATGGTCGGCGGCGGCATCGTTTCGCTGGCACAAGTCGTCGTAGGCCAGCATCAGCTTGAGCAGCGTGTCGCCGCTCACGTCAGTCATATTCCGCCACCGCTGCCAGATGCGCTTCGCCATGCTTGGCTCGATGCCAGCCTTAATCGCAACACGGTCTCTTGCTGCCGTCCAAGTGTCGGTCGGTCCTCGGTGATTGGCCTGCATGAGCTTCTCAAGCCAGAACCCGGCTCGTTCGTTAGTGGCCATACCGTGAGTATCTGCAAGCGCGCGCATTACTGAAACGCTCCATTTACTGGTGTCGGATTTGACATGCTTGGTGTCGGTTTCGACACGTCTCGTGTCAGACATGGACATGGGTCTCCTGCTACATAATCGGACGTAGCAGGCAGCACGGTGTTGTCTGACTGGTTGAGGAACAGAAGTGATGAAGATGAAACGGACAGCTCGTAAGGCCTGGAAAACTGATACGGGCGTCCAACTTGTCCTATTCGAGAACTTGCCGTCATCGCGTCGGAATCCTCCCGTGATTGGGGTGGTATCCAAGCCGACGCTCAAACTCTCGTCTGACGGCAAGGGCTTCATCAAAGGTACGGAAGGTACCTAGATGCGTCTTTTTGCCCTTATCGCTTATGCTCGCAGTCCATCTGTTCTGTCGAACGCTATAATAGAGGCCGTGAACTCCGGTCTTATTGGTAGACCTCAGCGCTGTATTTCTAAGGTTTTCATCAAAACTGACCGCGCGGAGGTTCGGCAAACGATTATCGTCGCGAACTCCGTTAATATGATCGATTTGGTCAGTGGTGCTGATATCGCCGTATACCCACGACCATACGATCCTGTGGGACCTATAAGTAGTTGGGCAAAGACTAATCACGCGATATCCGGTTCGCTTACATACGCAGCCAGCCTCTACACCTGGATATGTTCGGTTCCAGTGCTTGAATCTGCAGTCATTTTTAAATTCAGCACGAGGACGATGCTTCCACACCAGGCGACCAGTGCCCGGTTCGTAATCGAACAGTTCTCGTGCGCGCTGTTGTGTCATGTCAGGCATAACCGTTGAACCTCAGAGTTTCTTGAATTGCTTGCCCGACGCGACTTCGGAGGAGTGCCCATCGCGTCGGGCGTTACCTGCCGGGTAACAGGCAGGGGCTTGGGGGCCCGGCAGGTAATCAGAAATCAGGTGACGCGAAGGCCGACGGCCTTACACGTATCGTCAAAGCTCTCAGGAGAGATCGTTTCAAAAAAGAAACTGTCGTCCCACGCGATGCCTCGATTTGTGGCAGCCTCGCGGATCGCTCTCATTTCATCCAAGGACGGTGCCACGCCATTTTCCCACCTGGAGACGGTGGCTTGCGTAACGCCAGCCACAACCGAAAACTCGGATTGCGTGACCTTGAAAACGTTCTTGCGGATGTTCTTTAGCGCGTTCATAGGGTCGTATAATATACGCATACGTATTAAACGCAAGGGAAAATTATACGTGCTCGTATTTTTCTTTTCGTGCGAAGTGTGGCTAGGTCAAGATATGAGCAAGATTGACTACTACCTGCGCGAGATAATGAAGACGACCGGCTGGAAACAGGCTGAGTTGGCCTCCCGTCTCGATACAACCCAAGCTACTGTAAGCCGTTGGTTTAAAGGGGCTGAGCCGGAGGGCCATAGGCGCGATGCGATACTGGAACTGTATAGCTCCGTCACTAATATGGCTGCTCCGTCTGGTGTGGACCAGCCGACGGTAAGATTGATCGGCTATATCGGTGCAGGCCAAGCAGTCTACCCGCTTGACGACGGCACGGACGATCAGGTGGAAGCTCCTCGCGATGCCAAGCCGACAACAGTGGCAGCTCAAATCAGAGGCGACAGCATGTTGCCGATATTTCAAGAGAATTGGCTGATCTATTGGTCAACCAATTTGCCACCCCACGAAATGATCAATCAATTATGCGTGGTTCAAGTCTCGGATGGTCGGCTTTTAGTGAAAACATTACGGCGAGGATCCCAAGACGGTCTGTGGACACTCACGAGCTTCAACGCCAGTGACATAACGGATGTGCCAGTAGATTGGGCCGCTCCTATCGACTGGATCAAGCCAAGATAAAGGGGGATTTATGCGGGGGATTTATGCGGCGGGGGTCGCGCTGGCACTTACAGGATGCGCTGGTGTCAACTATGCGATGACACACTACTCAGGCGTCCCGGTGAAGAGTTTTACCGCGTCGACCGGCTCGGATTTCCGTATTTACGACAAGCCGACTGAAAACCGATTGATGATTACGCCATCGATCGCGGCGTCCATGGGTGGCGGAGCGATCAAAGGTGCGACGTTCGGCGCCTATAATCCGTCAAATTCGGAAGTCGTCTATCGTGACGCGGCAGAGGAATATCTGAAATCAACGGGACGCTCGTGCTCGGTTCGCGATATTACGCTTGTCCTGGAGCCCCAATACGAAGCTCGATATGAGTGTAAGTGACATGTCTGACGAAAGAAAATCCATAACGTTTAAAGATTTTGAACGGTATGCAACTGCGAAACAATTGAAGCCGGTATGTCCTATGTGCTCGACTAGTTCTTGGACAGTAATTGAGGAATCTGACGGGCTGTCGGCATCACTTACATTTACGAACCGCCACACTCCAACAATTGATGGAGCTAGAGCAGCCTATTTAACTATTGTTAGATGCAACAATTGCGCCTTTCTAGCTACGTTTGATCGAGGCTTCGTATCGAAGTGGTTGGAGGAAAACAATGAGTAATGTCAGGTACTTCAATCCGCCAAATAATACAGAACAGATCGATCAAACCGGAATTGATTTGAAATCAGGGGATGGCGGTGGCACATATAACGGCATGAACACAACCGATCTGCACACACGTCTTTCTCGCATGGAAGGTGGCTGGACAATATTCCAAGTCGCCAGTGGTATTGTGACGGCTGTGATGGTCGGAGGCATGGGACTTCTGTTGGCTGTTCAGCTTTCGACGCAATCCAATGTGAAAGACCTTGCTGGTCAGGTAGATGGCCTTTCTTCTCAGGTCGAGGCTCTTCCTGGCAAGATCAACAGCAATCTGATGGAACTGAACCGCACCCTGTCGGAGGCCATAACAGCCTCGAGAAATCAGGCTCCCCAAGTTATACTTGTTCCTGCACCTGCTGTTCAACCTCCACCACAGGTCGCCCCTAATAAGTAATTTCCACCCGCTTCGGCGGGTTTCTTTTTGTCGTCAGTTTGATCTGATATTATGCTCGATCTATAGGAGGTTGGCATGAAACCGGATCAATTGAACCACGGCTTGCTTGATATCGGCTGGTCGGCAGAAATCCTTGCCCAGAAACTGGAATGCCACATGTCGCTCGTTGAAGCTTGGCTATCCGGAGAAGCTGAAATCCCTCCGAAGGCTGCTGCGTGGATAACCGCCCTCGCCGCTTGTCACCGAGCTGCTGAGGAAGGACGTCCGACCTCTCTGAAAGGAAAGCGTTTCCTCGCCTAGTCCTTATTTTAGACACACCTCTGGCTATCAAGACGTTCACCTTCATACGAGAAGGGTTCCGTCGTTTGCAGTTCACCGTATCGCGATGAACCGGGATGCTATGAAGCTTCAGTATCCCTGCCTGCCCGTTTCTCCGGTGGGCCAGTCCGTCTCCATGCATGAAGGCTATATCGGCAGTTCAATCTCTCAAGTCACATCCAAACCATTCGAGCGGCGTCTAACCCGCTGAAACCGCCTCGGCAGACTGGGCCGAGGATCCGCTGTGGATTTCATGCGCCGGGTGATCGGTGAAAACGGGTCAAATCCAAACAAAGACCGTTTCTATAGCGCCTGTCATGTCTCAAATCTTGGCGGGAACCTCCGATCAGACCCAAGAAAATCAACATTTCAGCACCCCGAAGCGATCATTTCGGTTGTGTAACGTTCCTTATTTTGCTACACATTTCCGTACAAGAGACCCGCTTCAGGCCCCGGCAGCATCACCGCTCCGGGGCTTTCTTTTTATGCGCGTTTATACGCCGTTGCAAGATTTTTATACGTTCACGCATTTTATTTGTTGACGTTTATACGTATGCGTATATTATACGTAGTATCGAAGCGGTTCACTAAGAAGCAAGCGCCGATCTGAACCCCTTCGATTTCATCCAAGCCGAAACAGGCGATGGAGGTTGCCATGTGAACCGCAGCGCGGTGCGCGCAACTCGACCGAAAGAACTGGAACGGACCTGAGCATGTCCAAAACTGCTCAACGAATTCACCGCCGGGTCACCGAACGCTCCGGCTCATTATGGGGTACAGAAATGTCCAACATTGCCCTGAATACCGCCGAGCGGATCCTTTTGAAGGTTCCGACAAGCGACGGATACGAATACCTCGATCCACGGCTGATCCGCGGCGCGACCTATCAGCAGGTTGCAGATGAAGCGACTGCTTATGAAGCCACGGCGATCTATCGTTTTGACGAGGAAAGCCTGACGGTCGAAGACATCACCGAAACGGTCGTACCGTACTTCTCGGGCGATTTCTCCGATGTACCAGCTTGGATGCGTGGTTCCTCGATCGCCGAACAGATGGCTTACGAGGATCGTCTGGAGGCTAAGACTGCTGATCGTCATCAGCGCTCACTCCGCTCACCTTCCGTGTATCTGGGGGCGATGTGATGTTCTCCTCTCTCGCACTAGCGGCGGCTCTGAACGTCGCCAGCGTCTCCCGGCCTTACGATCCGCACATCGGATATGTCGTGGTCGAGAACCGTATCACCCAGCAGATCGGGCCGTTCTGGGACCGTCAGGACTGTGAGTTCGTCGGCAAGGGTATCGTGAACCACGCCTTCGATTTGATCCACCGACCATACCAGACTGGCCCATATGAAGCGCTCAAGCTGATGACCACGGAAGTCATCTGTCAGCGGAGGTCGAAATGACCTTTGACCCTGTCGAGCTCTTCGTCACCGCAGCACTGATCATCGCCTTTATCGCAATCTGCCAGCAAATGAGGGACCGGATATGAGCACCGATACAAAGTTTACGCCGGGTTCGTGGCGCGTAGAAGGCGGAACAACGGTCGTTTGGGGAGCATGCAATCCTGATGACCTATCGGATTACGGCATGGGCTACCCTGTCACGGATTGCCGGATCACGCCTATTTCCAATTCGAGCTGGTGCCAAGGTCCAGAATACGAAGAAGGCTATGCCAACGCCCATTTGATCGCCGCTGCGCCTGATCTCTTCGAAGCCCTAGATATGGCCCGCCGATACATGAAGATGTGCCTAGGTTCGTCATTCTGGGATGGCCCGAACCCTCATCCGATCATTGATGCGGCACTCGCCAAGGCGCGAGGTGAAGTCTGATGGCATCGGAATACAGCAAGTTCTGGCTTGTCTGGCGCTATGGCGGCGCCTCACCAACTTTCAAGCATTTCACCAAGGAGTCCGCTGAGAGCGAAGCAGGAAGGCTAGCACTGAAAGAACCGGGTGCAGTCTTCTTCGTAGTCAAAGCCGTATCTGGCTTTCAGGCCGACATTCCTACGATCAACACCGTCAAACTGATCAAGGGCGACGACATTCCATTCTGAGGACCGCGCTATGGAAATCGACAAGAAGAGAATTGAAGACGCCATCATCCAGCAGGTCGCATCTGACCTGATCTCCGATGAAAGCCTCTGGGACCGTGCGAAACGTGCTTTTGATGTTAGTATTGAAAAGCTCTGGACGGAAGTCGCTGAAACACGGCTGCGCTCTGAAATTGAACTGGCAATCGCGAACGGCTTCGAGCGCGAGTACATCAAACTTGACAGCTTCGGTCAGCAGAATGGTGAGAAGACGTCCATTCGTGCCGAGCTGGAAAAGCAGATCAACGGTTACTGGAACACAAGGGTTGATCGTCAAGGCAAGCCGTCAAATGCCTATGGCTCGGACATGACCCGAGCCGAATGGATGATGACCCAACTCGTCGCCGCCGACTTCAAAGGCGAGATGAAACAGCATGTAGTCAATCTCGGCGGGTCACTAAAGGATCACCTGCGCAAGCAGCTTCATGAAACGGTCAACGGACTTCTGTCCGAGGTTTTTTACGTCAGAAGCCAAGGCGACGAAGAGCTGAAGCGGCAGGATCGCAGCACCACAAAGCCGCCAGCAGCGCCGATAGGTGGCCCCAATGCGTGATCTTCTCGAAGACATCGCCGGCTTTGTAGTCATCTCCGGTTTCACCACTGTTTTTCTGTTCTGGGCTGACCAGATACCGGGAGTGTTCAAATGAACAAAATCATCGATCGCGACAGCTTCCAGCAGGTAGGAAGCGTGACGAATGCAATCGTCAACGGGCTGGCGAAGGAACGCCGGTGGGATGGCAAGCCGATCACGGAAGCGGGTGTCTACTCGATGGTTCCGATCGAGACGTACCATCGCGACACAGAACTGTTTAACGGCTTCTCTGTCTCATCGTCTGGACTTCGCACCATTCTGCGGCGCCCGCTCGAATACTGGTACGCCAGCCCTTACAACCCGAAGGCAGAAGAGCCGGAAGGATCGAAGGCTCTCGACTTCGGCAAGGCCGCTCACATGCTGTTGCTGGGCGAAGATGGCTTTGCAGAGCGTTACGTCCTACGTCCTGAGAAGTATGAGGATAACAAGGGCGTATGGAAGCCGTGGAGCGGTAATTCCCATGCTTGCCAAGCGTGGCTGGCGAAACAGGCTGATGAAGGCCGAACGGTCATCACACAGACCGAAATCGACCATATCAAGCACATCGCTGAAGCTCTCTCGAACAAGGAAGCTATCCGGCTTGGAATCCTGAACGGTCGTATCGAACGCTCTATTTTCACCAAGCGTAATGGCATCTGGCTGAAGAACCGTCCCGACGTGATCCCGAACGACAGCGGAGACTTTGTCGACCTGAAAACAGCAGCGTCTGTTGATGACAAAAGCCTTTCCACTGCGATCTACGCCCACGGCTATCATATCCAGGCTGGGTTCACCCGCATGGTTGTCCGTGACGTGCTCGGTGAAGACGCGTTTTCTTCATTCACCTTCGTGTTTGTCGAGAAGACCGCTCCTTACGATGTCCGTGTCGTCACGTTGAAGGACGCCGATATCGACCTTGGCGAGCAGCAAGCGCGCATTGGCCTGCAGGTGCTGGAGAAGTGCCTGAAGACTGGCGAATGGCCCGGATACGACGGTCACGAACAGCACATGTCCTTCATCGAAATGCCAGCGTGGGCACGAACCCGCGTCGAGGACGAAATCAAACATCAGGAGATTGCCGCATGAGCCGAAAATGGCAGCGCGGTGGCCGGATCGATGACCCCCGCATCGTGATCGACTTCATTCTCGCAAATGATGTCGTCTTCAACGGGCACAAGCCGCAAAACGCTGGCTGGCTTCAAAATTGGAGCATTAGCCAAATCAAACGCGAAACCGGAATGGGCCGATTTTTCCTCGCCATTCCCGCGCACATTAATCTCAATCCAGAGGCATCGACATGAACCAGATAGCCCCGCGTGAAACCTCTATCAACAGCGTTACCGTCGCATCTGGAGCCAACGGTTCAAGCATTGCGCCTCAGAACCTTGGTGAAGTGGTCCGGTTCGCAGAAGTCATGTGTAAGGCCGATATCGCCCTGCCGAAGCATCTGCGCGGCAATGCCGGCGCATGCATGGCCGTGGCAATGCAGGCCCTTGAGTGGCAAATGTCGCCTTTTGCAGTCGCGTCCAAGTCCTATTCGGTCAACGGAACGATTGCTTATGAAGCACAGCTTATCGCAGCGGTAGTAAACACTCGCTCTGGCATAAAGGGGCGATTGAAGTACGCCTTCAACGGATCCGGTAGCGATATGACGTGCACCGTCACCGGTACGCTCGACGGTGAGGAATGCGAATATACGTCGCCTACGATCGGCACGATTCCTACGAAGAACAGCCCGCTTTGGAAGTCTGACCCACAGCAGCAGCTCGGTTACTTCTCGGCTCGTTCGTGGGCTCGCCGTCACTGTCCGGAAGTTCTGCTCGGCGTCTATGACCGAGACGAAGCGGAATCGTTCCAAGGCCCCGACAACGCCAAGGACGTTACGCCGGTCCCTTCAGTCATGCAGCGCCTGCAACAACGCCAGAGCGAGCCACAGAGCGGCGAAGGCTTCAGTAAGGACTTTGTCACGTCCGAGACTGAAACGCTAGCCAGCGGCTCGAATAACGAAGATCAAGATACGCCTGCCGATGTCGCCTCCAGCGGCAGCGTAGAGGGTGGAGAGCGTTCGGTCCTTAGCGGCTCCACCCTCATCAATTCCGATGAACAATCGGCGCCGGTTGATGACCAGCATGAGCAGACCGAAAGAAATCCGTCCGTTGGGCTCACCGTCGCAGAACGTGAAGGCCTGAAGGAGTACATCAACCAGTGCCGGAACAGTGTCGGGCCAGATCCGTCGGTCATCGTATCGGTCGCCGAGGGCTATGCGGACATGTTCACATCCGACCTGGCGAAAGCCAAGGCCAGAACCATCACCGAACGGTTTATCGCCGTCTGCAAGGAGGAAGAGACCGGCATCAGAGCCGTTCAGTATTCCTGCTCCATCATTGGCGTCGAGCCGGCGGAACTGGACGAGGTGGCGTGATGGCTCGCACCGTAAAGGAATGGATCGGCAAGAACGACGATGCCGCGGTCCCAACCAGTGTCAAGCGTCGTATCGTCAACCGTCAGGATGGATGTTGCGCCCTCACCGGTGTTCCCTTCGGCCCGAAGAACAGGCCGGAGTTCGACCATAAGGTCGCGCTCTGGCTGGGCGGCGAGCATCGGGAATCCAATCTGCAGGCTATCTGCAAGGATGAGCACAAGGCCAAGACGAAGGCGGAAGCAACCGTTCGAGCCAAGGTAAACAGCCAGCACGACAAGCATATCGGCTTGAAGAACCCGAAGGGCTCGATTCCAGGGCGCGGTTTCCCGAAGTCTGGTAAGTCGCCGCGTATCGATAAATCCGCTCTTCCCACATTGCCACGGCCCCGACTGATGCAGGCGGGAACTGCGAGGAACCAGCCATGACCACCCTACCGGAAGAAGCACAATTCGACCCGAATTGCCCATTCGACGCCATTGCAGAAACGACCCGGCAGAATATTGCAACTGTGGCTCTGGAAGCATTCACTAGCGATCAGTCTAGTGATTTGCCGCCAATTGAACGCCGTCGCGCAATCATGGCCGGTGCTCTTACCGGCGTGATCGGCACATACTTGGTTATGTTTGAAGGAACGCCAGAAAGCGACCTTCTCCAAGTTCTAACGCTCGATATCAACCAAGCGCTGGCTAATGCGCTCGTCATCGTCGGGCAGAACGATGAAGGGGAGACAGTTCAATGACCCCCACCCTACCGGAAGAAGCCGTGAAGGCGGCTCAGAACGCTATTCGAACCACGAATTGGGAATACGGGATTACCGATGCGGATATGGCGAAAGCCCTCACCGCCGCACTCCCCTTTCTCTCCGCACTTGAGCCATCCGCAGCGCGTGAGCTGGCGTTG